ACATCCGTCCTTAGCCAATAAAAACTTGACAAGACTGACGCTATTGCTGGTATTATTTGCAGCGCTCCTGGGAAGGGCAACTGTGTTCCTGTCCAAGCTGGCGTAATTGTTTCTTCATGTATTAAATATTGTCGTGTTAATATCGCATGTGGTGTTTGATCCACAAATGGATTTGCTGCCTTACTAAAAAAAGGCATTGAGCAAAATTCCATCATTGTCATTTCCTGATCCTTATGACATGTGATATTAGCTTTTGTATCTATTAATTTATTTTGGACCTCATCGTCCAGATTTTTAACTGATTTTGCGACTCAGGCATTTTTGGATGTAAACGAGTCAATTTACACCCATGTTGTGGTTCTTAGTCTGGAAGAAGCCACTCAGGGTCGAACCTACCGTGAGTTTGTTCACTCTTCCTCGGATCCCTCCGGAATGTTTTATACAGATCCTACTGCTATTTTTGGGCTATTAGTGCCTTTGCGGTGTTTTAGGTCTCCGCAGACCACCTGTTTCACTCTACGTTGGCTATTACTTCATTCCGAGTGAACGGAAGTGAATAATTACCTCTTAACGTTCGCAAATAAGGAATTAATATTTGCTTATATTTTTCAAATTCACCCTCTGGATAGTAAGCAATTTCTCGCATTGCTGTCTCCACATTTTGGATTAACAAATCCACCATATGTATCGACTTACTCGGTCGATACCAAAGTACCATTGATTCTATCGATTCCCTATCCAATATCGGATAAACACAAAATTGTCCTTCTTCCCTACGGAACTGACGTTTCAAAAATTGTGCTTTTCCTATTTCCCATGTTTCGGTATTTAAGGGGACAGATTCCACCAACGCTTTTCCATCCTTTGTAATCGGTGTCTTATTAATTCCAAAAATTTCTTTACATTTTTGGGCTAGCGTGACTCCGTTTATTCGAGCCATCAGTTCATCAAGAACTGCCGCTACCAAATCATCTCCAAACACTCCCAGTGCTCCGTAATCATTAAATTTTAACTCTGGCACTATCTGTTTTGCGGCATATCTTGTCATCCAACTATTATAAATTGAATTCAACATCGCCGTTGCAAAACTTCCTGAGGGCATTGCCAATATTTGGTACACGCAATTGTCTAAAACAACATACGGAGCAAATGTGGACAAGATAACTGCCTCCATTCTTTTAAAAAATTTTATGTCTGTTATTCTTTCTTTTAGCCATTTTACAAACATTCTTACCCACCAATACCGGAAGTTAAAATCCCATGCTTCCGTATCGTCTGCCATCACAGTTCGATTAACTCCTCCCAATTTATTTTCAAGAAAAGCCCATTCCTTACTGAAGACATTAATTCCAACATATACATCACCATCTCCGGCATGCGCTCTCACTTGTTCAAAAAACGTAGCCAATACCATTCTACTTCGTAATAAATGTGACTTCGAACCATTACAAAATAATCTGGGTTTGTCTACTTTTTCTTTTTGTTTTAATTCTGACTTTAGAGTTCCTAACACCAAATAGGGTGGTATCTGGTTATTTACTACCATTTTTTCTTCTCTTTCCACTAATTCTCTAACGTCTTGACTTATCGTTCTTACTCCTTCTCGTAGTGGAAACAAATCATCCATTGTTTTATGTTGCTCTGAAAATCCAATGGATACGCTCGCTGTCCAATCCAGAGGTCCTATTTGTGTTCCTGGAATCCCTTGCACTGCCTGCTCCAACGTTATTGGAATTACTTTTTTCCAGTCAAAATTCTTATGCACCACTCCTAACATACATTCATCAAACGTTTCTTGTGTCACGTTTGGCCTTTTTGGTGTTTCTCTATTTTTCAATCGAGACAATGCATTTTTAAGTGGTTCCACCTTAATTCCTTCCTTATAGTAATTCTTCATCCGTGTGGGGGCACGTGTAACCTCAAACGGACATTCTTTCAACTTTCCTCCTTCCATGTATCCGTGTTGTAATGGCGCTACTGCCAAATCTGATTTATCTGCCATGTGGTAGTGTGTTGTTAGCTTGCATACCGAACGCATTCCTGGTATTCTATCCGGTATTTCATCAACCACCTTTGTTTGTGCTGTGGCTGGAAATTGCATTTCTCCTTCTGACAAGACTGTTATTGGCAACAAATCTTCTGCATATATTGGTGCTACGTATGAAAATTTGTCCTTTCCTGCTATGTGTATCCCCAAAAACTGCGGCTGCAATTGTTGGTTTTCTAATATATACGGTAGTCCACAGTCCCCTCCACTATGTGTTAACCCTGTTACCACCAGCGAATCCGTAATTACATTTGTCATTGATTTTGATGAAGTTCGTGCCACAGTTGATAATACTGATTTCAATGGATATACGTCAATACCCGTACATACCATTGGCTCTCCGTCTTCTGTCATGTAATCCAATTTCATCGGAAACGATCCCATCCCCGTGAATTTGAGCTCTCTTGATTTCAACATGTTTGATATGTCTTTCTTTGGATTGATACAGTATTGAAAATCTATCCTCACAATGTCGCGATCATTAAAATATGTTAGTGCCATGTCCGACATTGGTACCACAATTTTAGCTTCATTATCGTTAACCATCCACAAAAACTCAACATGAGCTACTGGACTAATTTTAAACGCATGTGCCGCTGTAAAACCTGACGTCCCTTGAACAAACGTCAAAAATCCCATTGTTGATCCACCATCAACATAATGAATTCTTATTTGGTGTACATTTTTATACAATCGTTTGACCGCACTATTTGTGTGTTCTGATGCTTGTGCCAATGCTTTCTTTGGGGCTCTTCGTACAACTATTTCTGGTTTTCGTTTAATCATCTTCTTGTTACGTTTTTCTGTATTTCCATGAAGAGATTGTGCGTCTCCAAAAATAACTCCTGCTGTAGTTGAAATGACAGCATGAAATGCTCCAATCAGTGCCAATATTACTCCACCAACCACCAAACAAGCTGTGGTCCATTTTATTGCATCTCGTATCCATTTAATATTATCATAAAACTCCAATTCAAATGGTATTCTTTGATGGACTATTGATTTTGGTTCTGTCAAATGTATTTCATTAATGCCTTCTGCTTTTTTCGGCCACCATGCTCCTGATATGTCCACTTCTACATAATATTGTGGTATTTTATTCATAAATGTTCCATGCCACATTGGTTCCTGGGCTTGAACATTATTTTGATTAAAAGAAAAATGCATAAATGGATATACCGTTTTTCTTATTTCCGGTGTCATGTCATACACTCGATCAAACGTTGGCATTTGAAAATACCAACGCGTCGTGTACTTCCCAAAACGGTATCTTCGCAATTTCATAAATGCAAACAATTGACTCATACCTGACATTGGTCTACCAAATGCTCGTTCGTATTTAAGCGATGCTCGTATCAAAAATCGTATGTCAAATTTCGACGTTCCATACGTTGAGTTAAACATTTGTTCTACCGACGCAAACAAAAAAGGTGAATATTGTTTTTTGTATTCTTGTTCCAAATATTCCAAGTTTACGTCAAAATTCAAAAAATATTTTTTTGCATGTTCCACAAAGGTTTTTTCCGTATGACACGTTGAACAAACCGAAAATTTACATGTTGTGCAATATGTCGATTCATATTTCTTATCCTGCCTATCACATTCTTCACATGATCCAAATATGTAATCTGCTATCGTGTTTTTCCGTGCCCGAATCATTTTCTTCAACAAATGTGGTGCATCCAAATTTGTCGTTTCTACTATTGTGGCTCTTGGTTTTGGTGATCCTTCTTCTTCTGCTTTCCGTTCAAATTCTACAAACTTTGAAACCGTATCTTTAACCCCTGTGAGGAATGTTGTAATCTGCGATGTTTCCCCGTGTATTCGGCACGGCTCACTTTGTGTAATCATCACCACATTTTTCTTTTCCTCCGGCACTGATACTTTCCTCGGAAACGGCTTTTCTTCATGTATATCACTATCTGATACATGCATTCCATCCATTTGTGCTGCTGCCATTGTAAATCCAAATTTCTCCTGTCCCATCTTCGCCAATTTTTCCATTTCCTCCTGGTTGTGTTTCCGCATTGCCACCAATGATTTTACCCCTGACTCCTTTGCTTCCGGTGGCATATTTTGCAAAATTGACTCATATGTTTGCTCCATTTTCGCAAACACTGTTAACTGATTGTTGTACATCAACCGGAATTCCTCATACTGTTC